TGGTATACTTCCGCTTGTTGGTTCGGCAGGTGGTTTAGATGCAGTAACTACCGAAACAGGGGAATTAGAAGGTGGTATAGAAGAGCGAAAAGCATTTTCTGGAGACCCAGACCTAGAGATACCAGATTACTGGCAACATGGTGAAGCGTTTGGGGAAGGTATGTCGCCGGATAAAATGGGTATTGGTAAAGGGCCGTGGGATGCACAGAAGTTTGAAGCCGCATACCGAGATATGATGCAGAATTTCTGGATAAAAGACGAGAAGTTTGGCACTGACCAGCAGGGTATAGGTACAGCCGCACAAGAGATATTTGGGGCTGGCGCTGGAAGAGGTGGTGGTTTTGGAGGCGCAAGAGAGGGAGCCTATCAAGACCTATCAAGGGCTTTAGACCAGTTTTATAAATCATCGGCAAGCCTTGTTCACCCTGATAGAAGTTTTACTGCTAACCAGAAGCAAGAAATAATATATCATGAATTAAAGAAAATGGCTCAGCAATCATATGAGGAGATGGATGCGGATTTTAACGAAGAAGATTTTAATACATTTGCTCAAGAACGGCTAGGTTTAACAGAAGAAAATATAACTGCTTATGGTGGTACTGTTGAGAGAATAGAGGCGGCGACTGACGAAATAGAAGCAGAACCATCTCCTATTGGAACTCTTGAAGCTGAGACTAATCAGTATATGGCTGATGTTTCTAATATAGTAAAGATGATGAGTGGGGGGGCAACAATGGCGGCAGGTATATACTCAGGAAGTATGGTTGACAAGATTAACCAGCCTGTACAAATACCCGAAGGTTACGAGGTAATACGTGATATCCATGGGCAACCCCAGCTAGAGTATAAGGGTAGGATAGCAGGTTATAGGGATGATGGTACTCCAAGATATAAGCATACAGGCAAAGATGGTGGCCCCCTTCAAAGACCAAACGAGGCTCAACTACAGGCCATTAATAGTGCTTTACAGATGAAAGAAATGGGCCAGAAAACCATGCACGAGTACATGGGTAAACAGCTTGGCCTCAATATTAAACGTCAGGAAGGGCAGATAGTCAGCAATGAATTTACAAAGAAGTTAGAACATTCTGGAAATCAATTAGCTCTTGAAAGAGATAAATTTGAGAGTAATGAGAGCCTTGCACAAGCAGAAGTGCTTGGTATATTTACTGATGAGCAGGGTAATGAGTTGAATACTCTTAATAGAGAACAGCTTATGGCTAAGCTGACAGGCCAAGTTGGGAAGATGGTAACTAAACGTCGTCTTGACAGAGAAACTGGCGAGGTTATTACATGGCAAGAAGAAGAAATGGAAGATACTGTAGAAATGCAGAAGATGAAGTCTGACTTGCTTGGCACATTTATGGATGCAAAAGGTGAGATGCAATCTACTATTACTAAACAGCAGTTTGATGCCGCAGTTAAAGGATATTTACAGGATAAGCCTACATTTGCCAGAGAACAGTTCATGGAACAGCAGTCTATGAGTCGTAATGCCGCTATTACGGAGGCCGGTTTTGTCATGGCTCAAAAATTTGAGGTCGATGACGAAGGCAACATAACTAGCACAGAAATGTATGCAGACCCAGCTACTGGGCAACCAACAACTGTTGCAACAGGTGGTCAGCGGTTGAAGACAATGGAAGCCCGGCGTCTTGAACTTGATGAGCAGATTGCCCAAGCTAAGATAAACCAAAATCAGACTATAGACTTGCCTGTACTCGATGATGATGGTAATGTAACACTAGATGAGAATGAACAGCCAATAACGAGTGCAGTAACAGTTAACTATCTTGATAGGCTAAGGATGAACTTAGACCAGCAAAGACTAGACCATATGATGGCTATGGAAGCAACAGCTATGATTGGTAAAGATGAGGCTGGTAATGAAACTATGGAGGCTAGGCGACTTGGTATTGAAGAGTCTAGGGTAGGTATTGAGGAAACTAGAGCAGAAACTGAAGGAAAAAGAGTTGATGTGCAGTCCCAAGATATAGAGGCTCGTGCGGAAACAAGGGCACTGGAAATAGGGGTTGAAGAGCAGAGGGCTCAGGCAGAATTGCAAAGGGCTGGTGTTTCATCGGCGCAAGAAGCTAGAGCGTTAGGACTGCAACAAGCGCAAATAGCGGCGCAGAAAGAGGAAGGGTTAACGGCGCAGAGGGGAGGGTTAGGGCAGTTTGCGGAGACTGATGCGGCAACTATGGCAACCGGTCGCCAGACATATATGACTGGACTAAATGACGCATTGAAAAGCGCAACGGCTACCAAGTTTGAGGATTTAGAGGCCGCTGTCTCTGCCGCTATGCCTCCAGTACCAGCAGGTATGGTATGGAGTGCTGATAGTGGTTCACTAGTCTTTAGGCGTGGTTATGAAGGTAGGGATATTAGTCCAGAAACTCAACGTGAGATAGAACAAATTCAACCTGTATTGAGGGCTAGGGATAGGGCCGAAAAGGTATTAGTAAATTTGCAGACACATAAGTTTGAGTTAGAGACAACTAATCGAACTATAGATAATGAAAGTCAACGAATTCGTGATGCGCTAGCGACTGGCGATATAGTTGAGGCAGAAGAGGCCGCTTATATCAGGAGAAATGCCGAGACTAGTGCAATAGTAATGAGAGCCAAGAATGAGAAATATAGTATGGTATTACAGCTTATACAAAGTCCTGTAGCACTTGGGCTGGCTAAACATACAGGAATACTTGCAAGTATTCAAGCCGATTTAGGCTTTGAAATCAGTAATGTACCTACAATTGACGGAGATGCGGCGGCAGTCCCAACAATAAATGACTGGTTAAACTATACTCCAGAAGAAAAGTCTTTAAAGCAGGCACTATGGGTACAGGAAACAGGTGGAGACTTAGAAACACTCCAGCAGTTAATCCAAGGTACTGCTCCCGGTGGCCCTCGACAATTGCAATACTCAGTAACTTAGGAGTACTATAAATGGTTTATATTCCTAGACTTCCTTCATACGTATACCAGCCGGGATTAAAGAAAATCCCGACATCTATACTTAGAGAAGGCCGTTCTGAATACCTTACTAATAGGGGAGAGATGCTTGCCGACCTTAATGTTGAGCAAGAGTATGGTGAAGAAACTCCCCCAGAAGCCTTAGATATGCAAGGGCTTGCTGATGAGATGAAGAAACCTCAATCATCATATACTCGTCCTGATGAAGGCCCTAATAAATTTCTAAGTATGTTAGGCACAATAATGAAGCCTTTAACTTACCTAGATATACCTATCGAGTTAGCGGCAGAAGCTATAGAAGGCGTTGTACCCGGCAAGTGGTGGGGAGAAGGTACTGCTGAGCGAGAAGACTTTGAAGGCTGGAAGGCAGTATTTGCAGGTTTGAAGGGTGAGAAGAATATTTTAGATATTGCTGATGAGATAGCACACGCATTTGAGAAAAGACCATTATTAGCACAGGTTGGTTTGGGGTTTGCATACGGTATGCCTATATCTAGGATTGGTACTATAGCCAGACTGGGTAGGACTGCTAAACCAACTATGTATGCCCTTGACCCGGCACAGCTAGTATTCGACTATACTATTAAGCCTGCAGTTAAAAAAGGATGGAAACATCGACCACTGGTTGCAAGACCTACTTTTGCAGGTAAAGACCAATGGATGCGTTTAAAGACAGGTAAGGGACTAATGAGAGGGGCGGCAGAAAGTCAAGGTGATATTGATAACCAAAACCTACAAAGGGCCAAAGACTATACTGGACTTACTTTTAGCAGATTATATTCGGAAAATAAAAAGAAGTTTGCCGTTGATGATGAGCAAAATTTTCTGTTACCAGAAGCGGCTAATGATGAATTTGTAGTAACAAAACTTAATAGGCATCATAGGATGCAGAATGCTGTAGTTAGGTTAAGAAATGGTCTTACTGGTAAAAGTTTCTCTGATGACGCCCCAGAAGGTGTTATAGGTAGTAATAATCTTCCAGATGTATCCCCACTTATGAGGTCTAGAGATTTAGCTTTATTTGACTATGAACAGGCGGCGTTTGGTCGTGAGGGGCAATTACATAATGTTACTGTTAAAGAACTAGAGAAATTTACTCAGGACGGATGGATTCCTCTTGAAACTAAATCTAAGACAGGGGCAAGAAGAGAAGGCTTTTTACACGCCGCTGAGCTTGGCCCCAATATGCAAGCCCAACATAGTGTTAGAAGCTATATAAACTTATTAAAGACTACTAATACAGATGGTGGCAAAAATTTATACGCCGAACTTGTAGCGGCAAATGCCCCAGCATTTAAAGCTGTAGATGTCCAGTTAGGTACTGATTATAGGCCACTAGGCGATGATATTGTAAAGGTAGGTGCTTTCGCAGGTGGTGAAGATGCCAACATATTAACACCTAGATTACGATTCTACAATACCCATTATGGAAAAATGATAAGTGGCGGCGGCGTAGACCAACCACTACCTCAAAACTCTCAATATCTAAGGGCTATGGCGGCTACTAGATGGGCACACTCTTCTGATACTATTACTTCGGGAGAGATTCGCTCAATGCTATTGCACTCTGACGGCTCTCCTGACGAATGGATGACATATGTTTATGACCCAGAGGCTATAGATACAACTAAAGATGTTAGATTTCTTTTTGGTAGGTACTTTAAAGAGGCTCCCGATGGTAGTGGTGGAAAAGCATCAGAAACTAATTTTGAAGAAGGGTATAAAGATGATTTCTTCTTCCGAGAATTTGGTGTAAGGCGTAATTCTATTACTGTGAGAAACGGTAAGATTTCAAGTAAAAAAGCGCCGTTTGAATTTGACCCTAATGTTAAAAAAGAGATGGGAAAGTATGGTATAGACGCAGAAGAAGGTCAGAGGCTGGCAAATGAGTATGCGTTAACTAGAAGCTCAATGATTAGCGCCGCTAAAACAAAGAAGGGATTACACCAAGCTGGTGAGGCATTCACAAAAGCCCACAGAGAAGTTACGCAATTCCACGAGAACTTTAAGTTTCAAAGACTATACCATAGGGCTTTAGAGGCTGATGCGGAAAGTGTTGAAGGTATTTTGTCGTTTGGGCCGGGTAGTAATAGTGCGCCAATAGCCCAGCAAGTAAGAGAGTTGAGGGAATTCTACCCTAACTTAAATAATATGGGCGATGAGTCTCGTAGAAAATATGAGGCTCTAGTAAAGGTTGGTGTTGTATTAAGAAATCAGGATGAGGCTGTACAAGCAGATATATCCTTTAAGAGATTAAAGAATCGGCAGACACTTATATTAAAGAATTTAGAGAAAGCTGGATGGGTTGAAAAAGTTGGACATGGTAAATATCACTTTAGAGAAACAGTAAAGCCAGAAGCATTAGCAGACAATATACTTAAATATGGTGAAGATGTTAGGATGGATAGGGACGAGGCGTGGAGGTTGTGGGGGCCATACGCTAACGCATCAGATGTAGATGATTGGGTAGAGATGGGTGATGGTTGGGTTGGCTATGAGAGAAGATTTGGTGCTGAACTTAATGAAGATGCTATAGCAAACTTCCAGAATAGCTATGGTGGTATACAACAACAGACTAGGAAACTAGGCCATCAATTACATGCTCATGAGGTAATGATTACAGGTACAGTATTTAGAAAGGGCGAAGTACTGAATGAGTGGATGCAGTTATATGAGCAAGCAGTTAGAGAAACTGCTAAAGGTGGCCCATTTAACCCAGAAGCACACCCACTATTTAGCCCATCTGTTATATCGAAATTGTGGGATGGTGTTGTAGACCCTTCACTAGCCACAGAGAGTTTACTGGCAATGCCCGGAGTTGCATCTAAAATAGAAATAAGTACTCCATCACTTGACCTTAGATGGAATAGGGCAATAAATGACTTAGATAAGGGTATTTCATCAGGCCAGATGAATCCCCACCAAGCTATGGCTATTGGTGCTAAGCGCACACGAGAAGAGATGGAAGATATATTCCATGCAGTTATGCACGTTGATGAAAATCTATCAGGTGCAGTCTCAGCTAAATCAGGCCAGCAAATGCCAATTGAAGACTTTAGTATAGTAGATGAAGATGATATACAAGACGCTACTAATGCTGTAAGGCATTGGCTAGGTCTAGGACTGATTGATGCCCCACTAGATGTAGAATGGCGAAGAAAAAGTGCATTTTTAAGGTCAAATCAAGATTTAATAGTACAAGCTAAGCAGAGAAGAAGGATATTAGAGTCTGCTGGGGTTACTGATGGAGGCGATGCCGCTAGTATAGCATCCGCTATAGAAGAGTTGATTGTAGAGGATATAGGGGGCGTTGCTGGAATATTTGGTAGTGATATGTATAAGTCTCCCGGTGTCTTAAATCCTGATAGGGTAAGAAGAAGGTCAGAAAGACTGGCGGCCCTACTTGTTACTGCTCCTGACGGTGTAAATACTCTACTTGGCGAGGCTGGATTCCAAGCTGTAGTACCTCCTACTTCCCAACTAAATAAGAGTGTAAAACAGAGAGTATTGGCTATGCGAAGACCCTATACTCCAGTAGAAGATGGTGTAACAATTCTTGATAAGAGAGTACTAACTGAAGATGGGCTATCGCACTACATGCCTCATATTAATGATATAACGTCTACGCAGTTTCACGAATCAACACCCGGCCCTCTAAGGCGAATCTTACTAGGACAAGATGCTAAGGGTAATACGCTGGATGTCCAGAATAGATGGCAAAAGATGATGGTTAATGTGGGGGCATATATGGCTGGGGGTAGCGCTCACTTTGGTGGGTTAAGGAAGGCTACTAAATTATTTGGCGCTAGAAATGTAGCGTATGGTCATGCTGAAGGGTTTGCTAAGTCAACTAAGGCTGACCTACATCTTATGCTTAACCACGAAAAGACTGCTCATGTACTAGGGGCAAAGAGGCAAGCACCTAGTCGAATACATAGAGAAGGCACTGTACAAAACCCAACATATGCGCAGGGTAGGCATGCTGTTGGCAATAGGTTCTATGAGTCATTGAAGGTTAATGAGATGGAATGGAACAGGGGTGGTACGGATATAACTGGTAGGTGGGCAGACGGTACAGAAATGTCTGAGAAGGCAAAGAAGTGGGTTAGGTATGGTATAAAGGCCGTAACCGAGCATGATGAGTTTATGGAAGGCATGGGTAGCAAGACTATAAAACAAAATGTTGACCAGATTTTAAAGGCTGAATACTCTGTTCTTGAACTGCCAGATGAAATGCTTGAAGAGTTGTTTGGAACATCTTCAGCACAGTATAAACAGTTACGATTATTCTCTGGTACTGCTGCAAGCCTAGATGAGAAAGCCGCTATGAGTGGATACTTCATGCAAGAGGAAATAATAAAAGCGGCTGAAAACACCCAAGCTGGTAGAAAGGCCGCTAAATATGCAGAGGATATTTATGTCCCTCGACTATCAGCCGAACATACATTGAATATATCTCTTGATAGGAAGAACTGGAATGGTGTAAAAACTAACGATGAGTTCTGGCTACAAGGTAGAACAGACGAAAACCCAATGATGCAGATGGCTAGGGGTGTTGTATATGTTGATGCTGAAGAATCTCTAGGGCTATATGTTGGGAATATGAACAAGGCAATAGCAGACCAGCAGGTTAATCATGCGCTTAGAAATCTCACACAATATACTTATGCAGGTCGTGGGCATAATCCTGACTTTGTAGAGTATGTAGATGGTGAGTATGTAGCAACGAGTGATGACGTATCCCAAGCTGTTAAAGACTTAATTAAGGCTGAAAAATATGTGCCAGAGGGCTTTCGATTGAATGCTCGTCAGTACTATAAGGCCGCCAAGTATGATTTAGATATGATAACCGATTTAGAGTTTACGCTAAAGAATGTACTAGGTGATACTGATATTACCGCAGAATTTACTTCTGTAAGCTGGAAAGGTTCATACTTTGATAGTGTAAAGACAGCATCAAAAATTCATAAGGTATTAAACGCAGACTGGTCACACATGGGTGGTATCCAGACACATATAGATAATCTAGCCAAGGCAAAGAATAATGAGGCTAGAGCTAGATACCTAATGAAAGAAGATGTTTTGAGCGATTTAAGACAATCTATAAGTAACTATAAGCATACTGCTCAAGATGCTGTAGAAAGAACAAGTATGACTGCTGGTGAGAAGTGGCAAAAGATGTACAATAACCAGAGAGTCAGGTGGTTCTCAAATATTAAGATGGATAAGGCAGACCTTGACGAAATAGATAGCCACCTAAGTATAATGCAAGAGGGTATAACAGGATTTGGTATGCAGGCTATAGCACAGGGTGCTAGGCCGATGTCTAGGTTCTTACGTACGTTTAAAGCTGGATTTGATGCTGGTGTATTATTAATACACGGCTATAATGCACTCGTAAAAGTACCATTTAATCGCACTGGTGGAAAGTGGGCTTTTGACCCAAGTAGCCAGAAGGCATGGTTTAAATCGGCTAAAGAAATGGTTAACTTTATGCGAGACCCTGCATACTATGAGGAGTATATGGCTTCAGTTGAAAGTGCGGCTCTTAGAAAAGAAATGGCTCCCTATACTACACTTGGGCATTCAGAGCCACTTGCACTAATCACAGAATCTAGTACATTTCAAAGATTTAGAAAAGATACAGAACTTATACCTGTAATTGGTAAGGCAAGGGTAGCACATAGGGCTGAAGCGGCATTCGTAGGTACACTAGATGTACTTAGGATGGAGATGTGGAAGGGTATGAAACCGACTATTAAAGAAGACTGGATACGTACGGTAGGAGACCCAATGGGCTTGAAATGGAGTGATGATATTGCTAAGCAGTCGCACCAGCAAATGAGGTATATGGAAGAATTTGGTGCGGTAGTTAATAAAGCAACTGGGGTATATGACCAGACAAAATCAATGTTGAAGCCAACACAGGGCACTATTGAGCAGTCATTAATATTCTTTGCTCCTATGTACAGGCGAGCCACATACGGTATTATAGCCGATGTCTTCAGAGGTGGGATAAGAAGACGAGAGGCAGTTAGGCAGTTAAGTGGTGTTGTAATGGCAGGACTAACTATGGGAGTTCTGGCTGAACACGCATTTGGTAATGAGGGAGCATCTAGTCCTGATTCTGGTAATTTTGGCAAATTTGTTATTGGTGGGCAGAAGATGGGAATAGGTACTGCATGGTACACGGCATTTAGGCTAGCCGCTGACTTGGCTATGGGAACTGAGGAAATGCTAGAAGGTGATGTTGAAGATTACTTGAAAGATAATCCTATCATTACTGCACTGGGCAGAAGGGGTAGAAGCCAGTTGGCTCCCCCGGCACAAATACTAATAGATATGATGCAGGGTAAAAACTACATTGGTGAGCCCTTAATGGATAGAGATGGTAGCAGAGATTGGGATGCCCACTTACGATATGCTGGTAAACAGGTTATGCCTTTCTGGGCCGATAGCGTACTAAACGGTGGGAAGTCTGGTATGTTGGGTGGTCTTGCAGAAGCTGTAGGATTACAGTCAATGCCAGTAAGTGATTATGATATTGTTGTAGGTACTAGACAATACCTGCTAGAAGAAGAGAATGGGCTTGGTGCGCTAAATGATTGGCGAGCAGAGCAGAAGAGAAAAGGCAATAAGTTAGTATGGAGTGAATTACCAGAGAAAGTAAGATTCGACCTAGAAACTAATAACCTACAACTAATACAAGCTATGACAACCTACAAAGAAAAGTGGTCAGATATTGCTAGGGGTGATGATAGAGATTGGGTTGATTATGCCAGTAGAAAAGAAGATATAGATATTGAGTCTAAAAAGAAAGTTGCAATACTTACTATGCAATTTGAGAAGGGGCTCATTAGTGGTAGGAAATTAAATCAGGAAGTAAAGGCTATAAAGCAGTATAGAAGAATGGCTAATGCTCAGCTAATAGGAGACCCTACAATACCAGCAGTATCAGAAAGATTTCAAGAACTGCATAAGGCCGGGGCGCACGAACTAGATACCGTATATTATGGTGATTTACTGTTTGACGATTATATGGCTACCGTAGTATCTGCCGAGAATACCGAAGATGATGATGGAATGTACTTGCCTGACAGCTATGCAAATAACTTAGCTAATTTTCAAAGTAGACATAATTTAACTACTGACTCTCCGATGTGGCAGTATATAGAATCCAAGAAGTCTAAATGGTATCAAGAGAATCCTATATTGATGGAACTTGACGGCTCTAAAAAGATGCTAGACCCCTACTGGAATATACACAAAACACTATTTAAAGGTGAGGAGTTACATAAAGCTACTAGATACCTAGGCGCTACGTCAGAACACCAGAAAGCGCTAATGATAATTGAAGACCCATCATTAAAACTTATTCAAGCTAAAATCGAGCAGGGTAGGTTGAGGATGCGTATTAATAATCCAGAATATGACTGGGAATTAGTTAAGTGGCATGGTGGGAGACCAAAAACATCATACGCCAGAGCTATGGAAGACGCATGGGAATCTAAAACAGCGTATGCTAGAAGAACAGGAATAGTAAATACACCAGACCCAGAAGGTTATCAAAGAACAGGATATGGAAGAGTTACACATTCATCATTGACAGGAGTACAATAATGTGTTATAATTTAAATGGAGTACTAGCGTGGGACATCCAAGGGGGCACTAACCATGGCTGAGTATGAGGCTAATCAGGACAGTAGTAGCACTAACGCAGAAGCGGACATCTACGATGGCGTATCTGACGAGCAAAAAACATGGCAACGACAACTGAACCGGGCCAGAGAGCAAAACAAGGAACTGTTAAAAGGTTATCTGGAGTTAGGCGAAACTAAGGCGGCTCTATCGCGAGTAGAAGGCGCAGTTGAATCATTAATTGACCACTTTGCGCAAGGTAGTTATGGTGATTCTCCACTGACAGGAGTCAAGGATAGTTTATCTCAGCAAAGGCAGACGGACACTTCGATGCTGATGCACAGAAACTCAATTGCCGACGTATTACACGACAATGACAGTAATTGGGACTCCGAACAAATGGAAGAAGCTAGGACTAAGTGGGACACAGGGGACTACGCTGGTGCGTTAACTTCCGTCCAGTCAGCTTTTTCACAACCAGTGGGAGATATCGAAGCTGAAATTGAACAGCGTGTGCAAGAGCGACTGCGACAGGGTGGTAGGGATGTTGACCCCGGCTCATCTATGGGCGCAGGGCAAAAGCGTATGACTGTACAGCAAGCAGGGCAGATATCTCCCGGTATGAGTGACGACGATTTAAAAACTCATGCCGATACGGTATTAGACCAATTTTTTAGGAGATAAGACATGGCATTTACAGATGCTGGGCCACATGATGTATATGGTGGCTCAACAACGAGAGAAACCGATTCAGCGACGACGTTTATTGACAATACGACCGCCGCTAGTTTTATTCCAGAAATTTGGTCAACCTTGGCAACTGTCTCACGAGAGTCTCAATTAGTCTTTGCTAAATTAGTTGACCGAAAATTTGAAGACGGCCTCACAAAGGGCGACACTATACATATTCCAGCAGTGAACGATTTGAACACTGAGGATAAAGGTATTAACGCCGCAATTACATACGAGACCGTGACAGAAGAGCAACTGTCTATTACAGTAAGTACCCACAAGTACTCTGCTATAGCAGTTGAGAGCATTACAAAAGTACAAACAGATAGAGACATGCTATCATTATATGCAGGCAAAATGGGCTTTGCCCTAGCTAAAGCAGTTGACAATAGTTTGTCAGCACTTGTGGCAAGTTTCTCACAAAACCTAGGTACTAAACCAGTAACGAATGATTATGCAAACTACCTACGAGCAATTCAGTATCTTGATGACGCTGATGCACCTGCTGACAGTAGATACTTTGTAATTTCACCTGCTGAAGAGGTAGGATTGCTGAAACAGGATGTATACATAAATAATGACTACAGCGCAATACACGGCTCAGGCCGAAACACTGCACTGGAGTTTGCTTATGCTACGTCCTTCCTCGGCATCCCAACTTATAAATCAGTAGCAGTTAATGGTACTAACACGGCAGGTCACGACAATACTCTAATGCACAAAGAAGCGCTCGCACTAATAATGCAGATGAAACCTACCATGCACAGTATGTATGATATAGATTTCTTTGCAGATAAAGTGGCTATAGAGCAACTCTATGGTGTGTCAGAAGTAAGAGATGACCATGGTGTATGGATAAAAGGAGCTTAGATGGTAACGAAGAAGAGTGAGGCTACTGATAGTAGCGCAGATGTACTTGGAGCGATTCTAGATAAACTGGGGGCTATGGATGATAAAATCGAGTCTATGGAAAATAGACTTGACGAGTCTTCTAAGCCCCCTCCTCTAACCGTAGCAAAAGGTAACCCCTACGAAAACAAATCTGTCATAACAGACACTATATATCCTAATGCACCAAACCTATTTAAGAAAGGTGATGTTGTTAGGATTAATGACAAAATTGAACTGTCTGAACTTATAATGCAGAGGGGTTCGGCGGATGTAGTAAATAAGATAAAGGACTCTGGTCAGGGTATACTTGGTAGTATAACAGAATATACGACTACCAACCCTCGTACTGGAGAACCTCGATTTCAAGTACACATCCCCGGTGTTGGAGAAGAACAGGTATACTATAAGGATTTAGAGCTTGTCAGCAGTACCTGATAGTGCCCC